CCGACGCACTTGGTGCGGTATTGGTTGATCCGACGCCCATATGACTCATCACTGCAGCTGAAGCAGAAGTCATTCTAGAAGCTATAAAGTTCTTACCAACGGTAACTACTAAATTCGGAATTTTTCTTTCTTCTTTAATGTTACCATTTTCGTCTCTCAATACAACGGTTAATTCACCTGTTGCTTTAATGTTGTCGTTAATCATATTTACCTCATTGAATAGTTAGTGTAATTGCCTTGGGAATAGCAGCATAAGTTTCTGAGAAATATACTTCAGAATCATACATTTCTGAAGTAAGGTTTTCGGTTGTAACACCGGATATATCTAAATTCGAAGCTGTGACTGAATCGGTTATCCTCTTAGTTAGTGTTAGTAACGTTGTACCATCTATAATTGTTATAGTTTCACCCGGCAGAATCTTGGTGATCTCGGTGACTGTAAGATTATTTAATGCATCAGTTCCATATACAATTAGATCTAATGGTTTTGTGAATTCCTTAATAAGTACACCATCTGAAAGATTGGCAATATCTAAAAGATAAATCAAATCATTAGATAAAGTTCTAGACACATCGGTCTGTACGGTAAAATAACTCTGCTTAGAAAGCTTAGAGAACATCTTCAGCCCGGCCGGGTGGGTTATCTTTAGTACTTCATCATATTCTTTTATATCTCGGTTGGTTTCCACGGAATAGGAATAGACTTGATAGTAGTAATTATCCTGAAGTCTCATTTGACTATTGGAAATTTGTCCGCGGGAATCTTCATAGTAGCCGCGAGTTGTTACTACATTATTTTCTGTGAAAACTAATACTGCTCTAGATGCTAGCCACTCAACGATTGTCAGATTATCATTAACTTCTGTATAGGTCTTATCTGCAGATGATAGATATGAAATTAATGATGCACCAAGATTATCAGTACCCGATATACTTTCATAAACATCATCTATATAGTCAACAATATTGATTGTGTGATTATATACATCTGGATTAATTGAGACCAGAACAGAATCAATACTAATCTCAGAATTATTTGGTTTATTTGGATATGGTGAAATTGTTGTGATTTGTCCGGGTGAGTGAACATAACCATATTCTATAATCTCTGCTGAACTAATACCACCATCAACAGTTACCGCGGTAACTCGAGCTACAGTATCTTTCACTGTACCCGGTATTAAAATTACTTGGCCAGGTTGCCAAGCTTCTCCGGGTATTTTAACTAATAGTTTATCTGTAGATTTTACTATCCTCCCAGCAAAAGTTATAATTCTATCTGCCGAATATACAAATACTTCCTGATCGTCAATGACCTCTATTTTCTCAAATGATTTAAAATAGATTCTAGTTAACCCTCCGGAAATTTGCTCCGTTCGAATTGGTGTAATTGTAAAATAACCAAACTGATTATTGAATTCTATTGTATCTGTTAGTAGAAAAGTTCCAAAAAGAGTCGTTGTGGTTATAAATCTTTCCTGAACCCAAACACCATCAGAAGCTTTTAATATATTCTCAGAGGGATATGTAATGTCAATTTCCTCACCAAACATTATCTGAAAGATAACACTTAGTGCTCGGGCCGAACCTTTGGCTGAGTAAATTGCATTTAGAAACTTTATTAAAGTCTTTTTGTCTAATGCATTTGGATTTTTTAAATGATTGGCATAAGTAGAATAAAAATTATCTAGATAATTGTCTAGCGCAGTATCAACATCTCTGTTTTCTGACGTATAATTAACTATGCCAAGTGCGTTATTTCTCTCAGATGCATATTTATAATATACATCCATGAATTCCGCCAAAAGCGGATTTTCCGAAAAATTACTTGGTAATCTTTTTTCTAAATAGATCATTTTTTATACACTATTGTATTGACAACGTTGTTTGATACAATACCAATAGAAGAATCTGTAATATCTGGTTGAAGCGTTAAAATTTTATTATCAGAACAAACTATATCAGCTGAACTAGGTGTACATCTAATATAGATAAATTTGTTGCTATTGATATAAGAATATAGAGTAAAAGTAAAATCAAACGCACCAGTAGTATAGTTAATCGTACCAATAGTATCTATCAATGCTTCATCATTATCAAAAAGACCCAGCTGTTTAGTACTTTGAATATCTTTTATGTGAACGATGGTAACTGTCCCATTGACATTAATATTAAACTTCGTTGAATAAATCGACCCCGGCACAATTGGATTATCTAAATTCTTTAAAAATTTAACATTCTTATTAATCAACGGGGAAATTTTAAATCCAACTTTCTTGGTGATATCTACCGATTCAATTGATGAATTAATCGAAGATAATCTCGAGATTAAGTCAGAATTAATGTAGTCAGAATTAAAAACTGAGATATTGGACACATAATCATAAACTTTTATTTTAGCTTCAGATATTATTTCATTCTTGCCAAGTGTAGTATTGTCTGGGTTATACTTTAGTGTGGTAACAAATTCTACGTCTAAATAAAATGGATCAACAAACTCTGGTATCAAAGTTAATACAGAGTATTTTTTAATCTCGGGCATCAGAATATCTTTCTTAACCTGCTCGGAGATTACATATCCAGCGATTGGCTGTATAGAAACATATACTTTGCCATAGACTGGAGGCACATTCTTTTCACCACCCCAGACCGATATAGATTTTATGAAGTCAAATTTCTGTTTCAGAACAATTTCATAATCCAACTCTGTCACAGCGCGGTTTCTTGAGGTGTATGCTAATTTGGAATTATGTCTAATAGAATCAATATTTTCTCGTCCTGCACCACCAAAGCTTACCTGAGTAGTATTAACTAAAATTGAATCGGAAATAGAATCTGAGTAAAAAGTTCGGCAACCATTAGCTTCATCTTTACCAGATGGGACAATATATTCTATTGTCACTGCGGAATTAGTGTGTGGTTGATAACCTATGGCATTTTGACCAAAGAAAATTTGATAAAGTCCATCGTATGATTCTTGTAGATAATAAATTTTATCTACCAACCCAATATCAAGAGGACTGGTGGAAAGGGTAAATTCCTCCCTTGTCTGAGAATTTATCGTTTCTCTGACATAAACTTTAATTGTAGTTATATCAACATTCTTGTTGGGGATCGTAAGAAATTGTGTGATGGGAGTGATCACATAATTGTTAGATACTAGTTTTCCTTCTACTAATCTAACGCTGTTAAACACTGAGGTATTGCTTACCGTCGTAGAATAATAAGTTTCTGCACAAACGAATTTATGCGATCCATAATCGTTTGTTGATACAAATTGAGTGCCCCGAGGAAGACTTACGATACCATTGATCGGCTGATTATAGATAGTTATATTAACATAAGCCTGAGCACCAGATATGGATTTTGGAATGTAACCAAGTTCTTTGGCTTTAGAAACTACAGATGATCTTTTCTGAGCGGTGTCAAGAAAACCTTCATTGTGAAGCATATTAGCGTAATATGCATTAGTATGAGTATTATAAGCCAGAACATCTGCTATAGCATTAAGAGCCGAACCTTCAAAATTGTAATCAGAGAAGGCAGGGTCGGCTTTGATGTAATTGATCAGTGCTTCCTTGATCTGATCAAAATCTAGATTGACGATTGGTGTAGTTGCCATATTTTTCTCTGTTACAATGTTTTATTTAATGTTATTCTTCTATCTTATTCTATTGACTAAGACTGTAACCTCAAAAGGTTCTTGCAGATTGACGATCTCACCCTTGATTAAACAAGAGATTGCATTGGGTTGATCATAAGATACTACAACTTGGCTGATAACCACCCTAGGTTCATATCTAGATAAGTACTTATATACTTCACTTTCTAAAATCACCTTTTGAACTAAAGAACCAATCTCAAATAGACTATCAAATATAGGCGACTTGATCTCTGGATGAAACGGTTTATCACCGCTTTTAAGAAGTAGGAGGTTGATCACCGACTGTTTAACGGCGTTTCCATTCTTTTTAATCAATAGATTCTTAGATTCTGGGTGATTTTCGAATGAAAAATCAACATCTACATATTCTCTAGTTGTTCTATATAAAGTAACCATTTTTTAACCTTGTAGTTTCTGTAGTCCGGACCCGGCTTTTTTGTGATTCATATAGGTCAGTACTTGGCCCCTATTACCATCTTGGTTGAAAGAAATATGAATCCATGGATTACCCGTGCCAGTAGTTTTGTATTCTAAAAGTAACTGATCGAAAGAAACATTAGATTTAATCCAAGAGGCAATTTCATAGTAATCTCCCTTAGAAGAACCTGTGAATTGCATATCAGCTGCCATACCACGCTGGTGTTGAGAAGCTCCGGAACCTTGTCTAAATCCAGATGTAACAAACATGTTTGGATACTTAGCTTTAATCTTATCCAAACATTTCTCGGCAAGATTCTTCAAATTACATGCGATCTGTGGTTTTGTCAGACTATGTTGTTCCGTTATCTTATCATGGCTAACCGCGGCCTTAGAAGAAAGCATACCAATAGTAAAATATTTGGATATCTGAGCTGTATCTGGTATGTCATTGGATTTAAACATATCACATGATGACGGAACTTCTTCTTCTTTTGCTGGTGGGGGAGTTTCATCTTTCTCAGTTGGTGCTTCAGCTTCTGCTTTACCATCATCAAGTTGTTTCTGTGTTATCTCACCTGATTTAAGTTGCTCAGCATGTGCAGCATCAACAGTAGCAGCATCTTCATCATCGAATCTAACAAGCTCACCATCTAGATAGTTGTCAGGTAATTGCCGCGGATAATCCGTAGTCGAACCAGAACGACTTGATGGTGTATTAGGTGTTGAAAGTCCAGAGTTCAAGTTAATAGTCGGAGAATCAATATTAGTTGGACCACCAGATTGAACAGAGTTTATTCCTGCTATGCCCTTAATAGAATCACCACCAATTTTCCAATTAACAGAACCACCGATATTATAGTTAAGATTACCATCAACTTCTATATCCATGTTTCCGGCGACATACAGTTTTACATCTGACCCAACGGAGATTCTAGCCGTACCGTCAATATAAATGTAGCCGTTTCGCTCGGTAATCTGAAATGAATCACCAATAATCTTATTAACTGTATTACCAAATTTATCTATCTCAGTGTAAGTACCAGAAGTATGATATTGTGAGATTCTTTCGTTACCCGGAGTGTCATCAAATTCAATTGTGTGACCAGACTCTGTGGTATGAACTTTATTATATGGGTATCCAGCATTATATGCCGGTGCTGGTTCCGCAAATGTAGAACCAGAAACACTTCTCATTGAGGTAATTCTATTTTTATTTCTTTTAGATACAGCTGTATCCTTTGTAATTCTACGAGCTAATCTTGAAGTATCTTGTTCTTTCAGTAATGGAGTAAGAGGATACTTGCCGGCCGGATCTTTAAATCCAGTGGGAGTACTAGTAGAACTAACTTGATTTTTCGAAGCAGTACCAGTGTCAATTTCCTCTTGTGTTGCAGTTTTGTTTACATCATTCTCTGGTGCATTTGGTTTAGTAATCTCATCTGTCTTTTCTTGTTCAGCTGTTGGATCCTCAGTAACCTTCAGAAGTTTGGAATATTCAACAACTTTTGGATAATCTCTAGAGAAACCACCAGAATTAACTTTTTTGGTGACTGAAGACATAGCTGCTTCAGGTGAAGAAAATGTCAGACGACCAGCACCACCATAAGCGTTAATCATATATTGTGCTACAGCTTTTGACGCTATATCTGGATTGTTAATATTGTTTGGGTTATTAACTATATCACCA